GGGTTTCTCTTTCACCAACAAACGAAACGAAAAGTTATGACTAAGGACAAATCGGCCGCAATCCGGTCACTCAAGGTCGTCTCAGGCTCGAACAGGACGGATTCGGATTTTGATATCCCTAGGGAGCCAATCAAGTCTCTAATAGGCTCTCCAACTCCAAGAATCCACTCAAGGCTCAACGATTTACCCTCAAAAGGTGACGAGATAATTGCATTTGCTGAATCAGTGGGCATTGATCTAATGCCTTGGCAGAAATTCGTGATTCATCACGCCCACAAAGTCAAGGCTGACCAGCGATGGCAGCATTCTGAAATTTGCATTGTGGCAGCTCGACAACAAGGAAAATCCACGCTGCTCTTAATCCGGGCATTGGCTGGACTCTTTCTGTGGGATGAGCCGTTGCAGATTTCGTCAGCTCACCGGCTTTCAACGGCGTTGGAATTGTTCCGGCAAATTGTCAAGGTCATCGAGACCAATGATTTCTTGAAAAAGCAGGTTCAGGTCATTCGATGGGCGCATGGATCAGAAGAAATTGTCACAATCACCGGCAATCGCTATATGGTCAAAGCATCCAACAACGCAGCTCGTGGAATTTCTCGGCCAGAGGTTGTTTATATGGATGAACTCTCTGAGATGAAAGACTTAGATGGGTTTGCCAGTTTGCGCTATACCATGATGGCTTCCAGAAATCCGCAGGTATGGACATTCTCGACGGCCGGGGATCAGACATCGGTTGTCTTAAATCAGCTTCGAGATCGTGGGATGGCGGCGGCCATAGGCGGCAGCGACTCAATCTGTTATTTGGAATGGTCGGGCTATACCGACGACATACACGATGAGCAAAATTGGGTGGCAAGTAATCCAGCTCTAGGCCATACAGTCCATGAGGACAATATCCGGGCAATTCTTAACGATCCTCCGCATGTAGTCCAGCAAGAAGTCTTATGTCGCTGGATTCATCAGAAGGATGCAGTCATTCCAGCCATCTCATGGCAAGAGTGCATGGATGAGTCGGTGCAGCTTGATTCAGAGAAAACAACATGGTTTGGACTTGATTTGTCGCCGGATCGTAGAGCGGGGGCATTGGTAGCTGCTCAGAAGCTCAGTAATGATAAATTTGTCGTCAAATTGCTTCGGACTTGGGAAAACTCGGTATCTCTTAACGATTTGGAGATGGCAAATCAAATTGCTGACCATTTTAAGAAATATCCGGTCGAGACAATTGCCTACTCCAAAAGAACGGCCACAGCTGTCGCCGGTCGCTTGGTTCCAGCCGGTATTCCCATTATGGATTTTGACGGCCACAATTATGCAACCGCATGCGATCAATTACTTTCGGCCATCACATCAAACAGGCTTCGCCATAATGGGAATGAAGAGCTGACCAAGCAGATGCTCTCGGCCGTGCGATTGCCTCATGGCGATGGGGGATGGGTAATAGGCCGCAGAGCGTCACAGACCACAGTTTGCGCTAGCGTGGCCGCCGCGCTTGCGACATTCTATGCGACACGCCCAGAGACTGAGATTGATATTTTAGTGGGTTGATGCTTGACCTTTGAGAGAATTCGTGTATGGGATTCAGAGACATCTTTGTTCGAACTTCATCCGTCACAGAGCTGGCATACGACGTCTCTGCATCTCTTGCACCGGTAACGACTCTTGATTCACTCTCGCCATTCTTTCGCGGCGGTCGTACAGCTACACGCGAAGAGGCTATGAGCGTTCCGGCAATTGCTCGCGGCCGTAACATTATTTGTTCATCCATTGCTTCAATTAGCATTGAAGTGCGTGATCGTGTTACTGGGATGCAAGTTGATTCACCGCGCGTGATTCACACACCGGATCCACGCATCCCGGGAGTGGCCACCTATGTCTGGACATTAGAAGATTTGTTATTTTATGGTTATGGGTATTGGCAGATAACTGAACTGTTTGCCGATACGCAGCGCGTTCGCAGCGTTCAAAGAATTTCGCCAGATCGCGTCACCATTAACACAAATGCAGATTCGACAGAGATTGAGTCTTATTCCATTGATGGATATACGCCACTTCCGCTTACAGGCGTTGGATCACTGGTCGTGTTCTACGGCAATGATGAAGGATTACTCAATCGCGCTGGTATGACAATAAGAACCGGCGCAGAACTCGAGCGCGCCGCAGCTCTTTATGCGCGTGAGCCTGTTCCACAAATGGTTTTGAAATCAAATGGCACTGCATTGCCAGCCGATCGCATTGCTAAACTCCTGGAGTCTTGGGGTGCAAGTCGCAGAAATCGCACCACTGCATTCTTAAATGCTGATATTTCGCTGGAGACTTTGGGCTTTGATCCCGAAAAATTACAGCTTGCAAGTGCGAGAAGCTACATCGCAACCGAATTGGCCAGAGCCTTGGGAATCCCGGCCTACTTCATCGATGCTGAAACTGGATCATCGATGACGTATTCAAACGCTGCAACAACACGCCAGACATTGCTCGACTTTTCATTGATTCCATTGATGAACTCTATTACCAAAAGATTATCAATGCCAGATTTTCTCCCATCATCGCAACGAGCAGACTACGCGTTAGATGACTACTTGCGCGGATCAGCATTAGAGCGCGCCCAGATCTATGAGATTCTCAATCGCGTCGGCGCATTGAGTGCAGAAGAAATCCGAATTCAAGAGGAGATGATCCGATGAAAGTATTGACACCATTTACCATCACGGCAGCCGATTCAGAGGCTCGCACTATTACCGGCCAGATTGTTCAATTCGATACACCGGCGAGCGCATCAACCGGCAAAGTCTTATTCAAATCAGGTTCATTGATTCCAGCATCGGTCAAGCTCAATCTTGAGCACGACGCATCCCGGCCAATCGGAAAGACGCTATCAATGGAGCTTGCACCAGATGGCAAATCAATCAATGCCACGTTCAAGATTTCAAAAACTAACGCCGGCTCAGACGCGATCCAAGAAGCAATGGATGGATTGCGCGACGGCTTTAGCGTGGAAGCCAATGTCTCAGATCATGGATTTAACGAAGACGGAACGATGGTCGTCAATGAAGCCACATTGATTGGCGTGGCACTCACACACAACCCAGCATTCGATGAAGCTCGCGTCAGTCATGTCGCGGCGACTACCGAAGTCATACCAGATGAACAACCAACCGAAGGAGACGCAGTGGAACCCACTACCGAAAAAATAGAAGCACCAGCCGCAGAGGTGGTCGAGGCTTCACAGCACGTCGTTCAAGCTAACAAGCCAGCACCATATTTCACTTCACCACGCAACCCAATTGTTAATCTTGGGTCATGGATGGAGCATTCAATTAAGGCCAAAATCAATCCAATGTCAGAGTCTGCAATTTATATCGCAGCCACAAATGACAACTTGGGAACAAGTAATCCCGGATTTAATCCAACACGCCAGCTCACAGAAGTAATCAATGGACTGAGCAACGGAACACGCGGCGCAATCGATGCGATTTCACGCGGCACATTGCCAGATGCTGGACTCACATTTGAAATCCCAAAGATTTCTCAAATTGCAACAGTCGCAGACGTTGCAGAAAATGGCGCGGTATCAAATACCGATGTGAATTCGGCTTTCATTTCAGTTCCAGTCACGCGCTTCGCAGGACGCAACGTGCTCACGACTGAAATCATTGACAGATCTTCACCTGATTTCTTCAATGAGCTTGTTCGCATTATGGGATCAGCAATGGCATTTGCTCAAAACAAATACGTTGCAGCTCAATTGGTAGCAGATGCAACAGCTGATGGAACTCCAACAGCTAACACAGCAGCAGGATTGATTGCATACGTCAGCCGCGCAAATGCAGCCGTTTATGCAGCAACTCAGCGATTTGCACAAAACATCTTGGTATCTCCCGGACAATGGTCAAATATCATGGGCTATAACTCAAGCGGAATTCCATTGTTCAATGCTTATCAGCCATCAAATCAGGCTGGACTTGTTACTGGACAATCACAGCGCGGTCTAGTGCTTGGACTCAATTTCTTCGTCGATAACTCAGGCGAAGTTACTGGAACAGGCGATGATTCAATGCTAGTGATTGAGCCGGGCGCATACTCATGGTATGAGAGCGGCAACTTCCGTCTCGATGTCAATAAGCCATCTGATGGAACTGTTGAAATCTCACTCAATTCTTATGGTGCATGCGCCACAAAAATTGGTGCCGGAGCCAACGCGTTTAACTTCACCTAATCACTAATCATCGGCCAGAGCCGCTCCCGGATCTGGTCGAGCAGTAGAAGGGAACGGAAATGCCACAAATTGTCACTCAACAAGAGTTGCGCGATATTCTTGGCGTTTCTGTTTCTCTTTACTCCAACGCATATCTTGAGCAAATGATTGAAAGTGCAGAGCTGACGATTCTGCCATTGCTCACCGGATACCAATCAGCCGTTGTAAGTGTCTTTGTAGAAGATTCCATCGCCTATTACACGACTCAGCGCGTCAATTATTTCGTGCCGGGTCAGAGTGTCGTCATAACCGGATGTGGCGACTATGACGCAACAGTGACAGTCACCGACGATCGCATTGCGCCATTTGTCTTTACGTCTGCAACGGGCGAAGCAGACAGCACATACACGATCCCAATCATACCGGCTGGGCTTGCGTGTATTGATGGGGCAACCGCTGGAGATCTTTACTCTGGCGTTGCTCCCATTAAGTCAGCCATTCTTGTCGTATCGGTGGAAGTATTCCAAAGCGTTACAGCACCGGGCAATCAAATCATGAGCGATTCATTTCAACCATCGCCATTTATTCTTGGCCGCAGCTTAAGCAGCCGTATTGTTGGACTTCTCGGGCCGTTCCTTGAAGTCGAGACGATGTGTTTATGACAATCGAAGCGGATATCCGGACACCTTTGCAAAGCTCACTGACCAGCATTGCGGCAAACGTGTACAACGGGATTCCAGAGACTATGACAAGCCCATCGATTGTCTTGGTTCCCGGATCGCCATACATGGAGAGCGTTCTGATCAATGGATCAGTGACAAAGCTTAAATTGAATTATCTCATTACTGGCGTTGTGGGTTATTCCAGCAACGCAGCTGCAATGACAAATTTGGAAGATCTTATGGTCTCCATTATCTCAACCATGCCCGGCGGTTATGTCGTCGGAGATGTCAGCACATTCTCACCTTTGGAAGTCGGAACAGGAAAATTCTTGACATCCGATTTGCAAGTCTCAACGTATTACACCGACTAAGGAGAAAAAAACATGGCAACAACAATCATCACTGGCAGAGATATCACTTTCACGATTGACAGTGATAATTTTGATGCCCAAGCAATGTCAGCGACTTTGACAGTCGATTCGACAATCAATACATATCAAACACTTGATGGAAAAGCCTATTTCACCACCGACACTCAAGGATCATTCGCCGTTGAAATGCTTGCCGACTGGGGAGCACCATCATCGCTTTGCGAAGCTCTTTGGACGGCTGCAACTAACGCACCACAGACTGGATTGCCAGTTGTATTTGTGGCCGACACTGGTGCATCATTTGCATTCGATGTCCAGCCAATCTTGCCATCTGCCGGCGGTACAGCTCCAGATGCTCAGACAGTATCGCTTGCATTTACTTGCGTAACCACGCCAGTGCTAACAATCAGCTAATCAAAGGAGACCGGGAGCATGAAACTTAATATTGAAGTTACTTACCAGACCGGGGAAGTCGCAACCTACACGGCGGCTCCACCGGAATGGCAAAAGTGGGAGCAGAAAACAGGATTTACAATCCAACAGGCAGAGGAGAAAATTGGAATATCTGATCTCTTATTTCTAGCTTATAGTTCAATGAAGCGTGAGAATGCCGGTAAGCCGGTTAAATCTTATGAGATTTGGTGCGAAGGCGTTGCAGATATAGGAGCAGGGAGCGCAGACCCAAAAGTTACGCCGTCGGAAGTCTCAGCCGAATAGTTGTTGAGCTTGCACTGGCGACAAATATCCCGATGAGCGAGTGGACGACGGCGGAACAGATTTTAACGGCGATGGAGATATTGGAGAAGCGACATGGCGTTTAAGGCTACAAAAGGCCAAGGCTCATTTCGCATTGAAGTCGAGCCTTATGAACTCAAAAATTTGATTTCAACTCTCAATTCATTAGATAAAGAAACTCAAGGTCGTGTAAGAGATGCCGCACAACCTCTTTCAAAAAGACTTGCTGGTCAGCTTATGATGTTTGGCGGCAGCTCACCAACTCCACAAACCAAATTGGTACTTTTATCAATGCTCACTCCAAGAGATCGTTTGATTCGCGTTGATATTGGCGGCTCAAAAAAAGTCGGTCGGCCATACGGCGGCACTGCAAGCAAAAGTGGAAAAGGCAACAAGGTTGGCCGTAGTGCAGCTCCAGCCGGTGCGTTACTTTGGGGTTCTGAATATGGATCCCACTCAGGGGTTGATCGTGCTGGTCGAAAATATACCAATCGATTTAAGGCACCTCAAAATCGTCTTGGATATTGGATTAATGACGCAGTGGATTTTTATACACCAGTTGTTGCAAAAGAGTATATTGCGATTGTTCAAGGAATCATTAACGATTTGAGGCTCAACTAATGGCTGGAATTCCAAAAGTCAAGATTACTTTTGATGCTGATTTTGATGATCTCAAAAAAGGCATCAAAGGCGGTCAAGATGAAATTGAAAGTTTTGGCTCAAAAGTTGGTGACTTTGGGAAGAAAGCTGGACTGGCATTTGCCGCAGCCGGTATCGCCGCAGCCGCTTATGCATCCAAACTTCTAATTGATGGCGTTAAATCAGCAATCGCCGATGAAGCGGCACAAGCGAGCTTGGCACAAACTCTCAAAAATGTAACTGGGGCAACTGATAACCAAATTGCCGCCACCGAAAAATATATTCTTAAGACATCTCTGGCCAATGGAATCACCGACGATGTATTGCGACCATCATTGGAAAGATTACTTCGAGCAACAAAAGACGTCAGTGAAGCTCAAAAACTTCAGACACTTGCACTTGATATTGCGGCTGGTAGTACAAAAAGTCTAGAGGCAATCTCCAACGCGCTTGGAAAAGCCGTAGAAGGAAATACGGGAGCATTATCAAAATTAGGTGTTGGACTTACGGCGGCACAACTTAAAACCATGAGCATGGATGATATTACAAAAGTTTTAGCCGATACTTTCGGCGGTCAAGCATCGGAAAAAGCAGACACATTTGCTGGCAAGATGTTACGTCTGAATGTGGCATTTGATGAGGGTAAAGAGACAGTTGGATCATTCGTACTCGATGCCATAACGCCGATGGTTGATACATTTGTCAAAGAGGTCGTTCCAGCAATAGCAGCATTCGCAGAGCAAATCGGCCCGAAACTAGAACCAGTCATAACATTTCTTGGAGATTACATCAAGAATGTATTGGTTCCAGCTTTCAAATCAATCTGGGCATTCATCACGGACTTCTTAATTCCAACATTCTCGGCCGTTCTGATTCCCGTTATTGACGGATTAAGATCAGCATTTAAAAAGATTCAAACTGCAATTAGTGACAACAGCGAAGAACTCAAGCCATTTATTGATTTTATGAAAAAGGTTGCAGACTTTGCCAGAGATACTTTGGCTCCTATTCTTGGCACAGTGCTCAAAGGTGCTTTTAGCGTATTAGGTTCAATCATTTCAGCAACAATCTCAGGCTTTGCCGGTATTGTCACGGCAGTCAATAACGTCGTCAATGCGGTCAAAGCATTCATCCGATTGATGACCGATAATCCCATCACGCGATTCTTTGGCGGTGGATCAGCAGATAATGGAAAATCAAAAGGCTTGGTTGCAGGGGTTGATTTAAGCACTGGTGATTTAACGGGTTTGACCGATAGCACTGGCGGCATGACAGTTACGGATTCAGGATCGGTTGCAGATTTAAGACGCCTGGACAACGCGCAAGCCAATTCAGTTATCAATCTGACAGTCAATGGCGCAATAGATCCAGAAGGCACATCTCGCACGATTGTCGATACGCTCAACAATTCATTTTTTAGAGGCACCGGCGGCGCGACGAATCTGCAAATGGCATGAGCGTATTTAATCCAGTCTGGAGAGTGACGATTGGCGGCGTCCAGTACCAAACAGCCATTCTTGCCAATCTAACCATCACATCTGGGCGAACCAATATCTATGAGCAAGCCCAAGCCGGATACACCAACATCGAGCTGATAAATTTAGATCAATCAAATGTCATTATCAGCATCAACGATGCAATCACCATTGAACTTCAAGATTCAACAGCTACATTCATTCCCATCTTTGGCGGCTCAGTCGTTGAGGTTGGAATCTCGGTGGCAGAGCTTGGCAATGTGGCCTACGCCCAGCGAATCAAAATCATTGCATTGGGTGCTTTGGCAAGATTGCCAAAGGCTTTAACAAATGGCGTCTTGGCTCAAGACTTTGATGGCAATCAGATCTTGACGATTCTGACGGATTTATTGCTCAATCAATGGAATGAAGTACCAGCCGCGCTTCAGTGGAATACTTATGATCCGACAACTCAATGGCAAGATGCCGAAAATACCGGACTGGGTGAGATTGATACACCGGGCAATTACGAGCTGGCACAACGCTCATCAAGTCGAACCGATATGTATTCACTGGTGGCCGCGCTCGCCACGAGCGGTCTGGGTTATATTTATGAAAATGCGCAGGGGCAAATCTCATACGCCGATTCGACACATCGATCCATTTATCTGGCCACCAATGGATATGTAAATTTAAGTGCCAACAATGCTCAAGGCTCTGGACTGACCATTCAATCCCGGACTGGCGACGTTCGCAACACCATAACCCTCAAATACAATACAAATTCGACATCAGAGGTCAGTGCGGCAAATCCTGCATCCGTCACACTTTACGGCCAGCTTGCGCAAATTTTTACGACCACCATTAAGCATCAAGCCGACGCCCAAGATCAGGCAGATTTCTATTTGACTTTGAGAGCGTTCCCACAATACAACTTTAACCAAATCACATATCAGCTCACTAACCCAGAAATCGATGATGGCGATCGAGATTCGCTCATTAATGTGTTTATGGGAATGCCGGTGGCAATTGCCGACTTGCCGCTCAACATGTCATCTGGCACATATTTGGGCTTTGTTGAAGGCTGGACATTTCAAGCCGGTTACAACCAAATTAGCGTTTCACTGAATCTTTCGCCATTGGCGTTCTCACTCCAAGCCATGAGATGGAACGACGTGCCGATTGTTGAAACATGGAATTCAATCATACCGACGCTAGACTGGGAACACGCGACGCAGGTCGCATAAAGGAGAATAAATGAGCAATCCAACAAGCAACTTTGGCTGGCAAATGCCTACATCAACTGATTTGGTCACCGATTTGCCTGCGGACTTTGAAGTCTTTGGCCAAGCTGTGGACACCGATTTCGTTGATCTTCTAGGTGGCACAACCGGTCAAGTACTATCTAAGACATCGGGAACGGATCTTGATTTTACTTGGACAACACCAACCGACCAAACACCATTGACTACAAAAGGTGATCTATTCACATTTACAACAGTTGATGCGCGTCTGCCTGTTGGATCAGATGCTCAAATTTTAACGGCCGATTCAACAGCTTCAACAGGATTAAAATGGGCAGCACCAGCAAGCAGCGGTATGACAATAATTTCGACTGGCACACTTTCAGGGACTGGTCTTACATTCTCATCAATTCCAGGCACTTATTACAATTTGCAATTATCTATCACAGGATTTAATGCAGGTGGTGCGAATCTTAAAATAAGAGTCAATGGTGACACTGGTGCAAATTATGTTTCGGGAAGTGCAAGGGCAAGAGATGGCGCTGGAGGCGTTAACGCTGCCGCAGCATCACCGGGAACGGCTACTGCGGCGACTTTCGATGGTGAAGCATCGCCAGATAATAGTGCGACCAATACGCAAATTATATATTTTCCAGAATACGCCGCAGCTACTGGATCAAAGGCCATAACTGGCGCAAGTCATACTTCATCTACTTACAAAATACCATCGATTAACTTTACTTCTTATGTTGGAACCGCTGGCGCAATTACTAGCATCACAATCTTAACTGGCGGCACATTCTCAGCAGGTACCTACACATTATACGGAGTCAAATAATGCACACAATCACAGAAGTAAATTGCGAAACGGGTGAAGTAATACTTAGAGAATTAAATGCCGATGAAATTGCACAGCGCAAGATTGATTCAGATAGTGAGAAGGCACAAGCCGAAGTAAAGGCACAAGCCGAAGCAAAGATGGTTACCGACAAAGCAGCCCTGTTAGCCAAACTTGGTATTACTGCCGATGAAGCAAAGCTCCTATTGAGCTGATGCAATCCTATAACGGCTGGCCTGCATCTAAGGATCAGGCAGAAATCGGCATCGTGAGCATTCCCATCGAGGGAACAAAGCTCAAGGTGCGATGTGCAAAGGCCGTTGCTCCATTGATTGCTGGATTCTGCAAAGAATTCCATAAACTGATTGAACCGATTGATGAAGGCACACTCGACGATTGGGGATACGCATTTAGAGATGTTAGAAATGTACCGGGCAAGCTCTCCAATCACGCATCTGGAACGGCCATCGATATAAATGCAACCCAGCATCCACTTGGCAAAGTCGGAACATTCCCGGCTGAGAAAATCCCAATGATTAAAGCACTCTCGAAAAAATATGGACTTATATGGGGTGGTTCTGAAACTTGGAAACGCCGCGATGAAATGCACTTCGAGATCGCATTGGGTGAAGCGAAAGTCGCAGCACTCATCGGGAGCTTGAACAAAGGAGAAAACTAATGGATCAAGCAAAAGCAATGTTGGCATCATGGGCAAGAAGCTCTGTTG